TACTTCTTGATCGGCGTCATTTTCGCCTTTGAATTTTATTTGTCCTAGATAATCTGCGTCATCAGGACTTGAGCTGTTTCTTTTTAATGTTATAACAGGACCAGCTGTACTTGAATCTTCCGTTGATGTTAATAATAATGAGTCATCTGAAATTGTATTATTAACAATCTCCATCATTCCAGCAGGAGCATTTGTACCAATACCAATTCTACCAGTTGGTCTTACATTAAATTTTTCCGATCCACTTATAAAAACTCTTAAACTACCACCAGTATCAGCAGCATTTGGATCCAATTTTATTTGAAAATCAGCAGCTGCACCACACAAATCAGTTATTAAATCTGAACCATCGGTATCGTTTATTCTAATTTTAGGTATAGCAGCTTTAACTTCTAAAGTTGTTGATGGACTTGTTTGATTAATACCTACTCTATTGTTTGTTGTATCTATAGTCAAAGGCGCAACAATACCTGTTGAACCAGTATAACCTTGTGAACCTGTAAAACCACCTGTTAATGGTTGTAAAGCCCATGCGTCCCCATTCCATTTCCATGTACGTACACCTAGATTGTAGGTATCATTGAGCGATGGACCACTCGGAAAATTTATCGTTGGCATATTATAATTCTATCCTTTTAAGTTTCTCTTCCACATATTTATAATATTTATACTGACTTTAGGATAGCTATTTTCCAATAAAAAACCCCCGAAGCCGAAGCGCCGGGGGTTTAATTTTACCTGTTTATTACTAGTGATTATTAAGCTTTAACAATCTTTAGAGTGTGAGTTGCAGCTGTCGTTACCGAACCTGCTGGAAACTCTTGTGCTCTGTAATCATCACCAACTTGTCTAGTTTGGTAATTAGTGCCATCAAGTATAGTGTTAGCCATACCTGAGCCTCTAGTTGTACCAGAACCATTAAAGTTATATCTAATAGTATATCCGTCACTTGAAGCACTTGCAGTCTGTCTGATCCACTCTTGACACAAAGTATCAAAAGAAGCACCAGTTTGTTGTAAGTGATTTGATCCGTCTATATTTAATAGATTATCGTATGATGAAGTAGCGCCGTCTACTCTGTGTAGATAGTAGCTAGTAATCGTAGTTGGGTTATCTTGTGCATGGTCACCGATTGATCCAGCAGCCCAAGCGCCAGTGTTGGCACGTGTGTCTACAAAGATCGGAGTTGATGAACCACTAACTTCAGTAGCACCACTTTCAGACGCATTAGAAGATACAAAATATGTACCACCTTGTTGCGTTGTAGTTGTACTTGCTGTAAGTAAATCAATTGCTGGATGTAAGAACGTATCCTTAATGTCAGCAATAGGCATTGCCTGGACTTCACCACCACTTGTGTAGTAAACTGGCCATGTCGTGCCTGTATCAGATGTCGGCGAAACCGAAGCAACTGATTGAGTTACTTTATCATAGTTTGTTGTAACCGTTTGTGGGTCTTGCGTAGTACCTTGACCAGGAAAAGAAGAGGAACTATTAGAAATAGAACCTGCTTGTAATCTTGTATCAGATATAGCGCCAAGTGATCCACCTGATCCTACAACTGTTAATGTAACAGACGGCGATTGAGAATATTGATAAACAATATTATCAACAACTGCGTCTATCTGAGCTGAAGTCATTTCCACTAAATTACCCGAACTGTATACTAAAGGGTTTCGTGTAGCCATTATATTTTTCTCCTTTTTATTGCTCTACTTCTTACGAAGCGTTACCTATGATTGTTTTTAATGTAGTACCACCACTGTTTTTAATCAGTAATGTAACCGCTGAACTGAAATTACTTGAATCAATTGTGTCAACTTGAGCACCTTTTGATCCTGTAAATCCAACAACACCTTGGTTTGATAATTCAACCCACTGTACACTATTACCATCGTTGTAGTAAAAGTATTGTACGCCAGTTGCGTTGTCTACCCAAATGTCTCCTTCTCCTACGCCAGATGTTGGCGGTGAAGCAGCTGTTGTAATATCAAGATTACCTTCAGATCCAGTGTAACCAATGTCACCTTTTGATCCTGTGTAACCAATGTCCCCTTTAGAACCTGTGAAACCTTTTGATCCAGTGTAACCAATGTCACCTTTTGATCCAGTGTAACCAATGTCCCCTTTAGAACCTGTGAACCCTTTAGAACCAGTGAAACCAATGTCTCCTTTTGATCCTGTGAATCCAATATCACCTTTTGAACCAGTGAAACCAACATCCCCTTTAGAACCAGTGAAACCAATTGTACCAGAAAGGTCAGATACGAATGAGTATGCTGAACCGTTCCATAGGTATAATCTAGAGTTTTCTGCGTCTGTTAGAGAGCCGTTTTCAATGATAGCAAATTCACCTGTAGCTATGCCACTTGGTGATGTATCTGCTGATAAGTTAGCGACACTAGTATAAGTCTTCGCAATGTTGAAGCCTAAACCAGTAGCACCTTTAGAACCTGTATACCCGATATCACCTTTAGAACCAGTATAACCGATTGATCCAGTGAAACCTGCTGTAAGAGGCTGTAGCGCCCAACCATTACCGTTCCATTTCCACTGACGTGTGCCTAGTGTGTATAGATCGTTTAATGAGGGCGACGATGGAAAGTTTATTGCCATTTTATTTGTCTCCTAATTTATTGTTTTTTTTAATTAAAAAATTCAATATCCCTACATAATTTAATCTTGCAAGAAAATTTTAACGTTTTCTGCTTCTATTTATAATATATAAACACTACAAAACACTTTGTTTTCTAGTATTTTTCAATTTTATTAAGCGCCAATGGTACCACCGTTTAGGCACCACCCTTGACCATCCCATATACAAGAGAAAGTATTGGCAAAAACGCCACCAGTTGTATCTAATCTCCAGTTATGTGAAGTCCTTAATTCTGTTGCACCAGTACCAATTATAACAACTTTTGCATTAGCGACAGTAATGTCACTATAAGTTGATGTTGTTATGCCTGATTTATAGAACAATAACTCTTGTCCTATATAAGTGCCGTCTGCAAGTGTATAGTTTATACCTGCTGTAATAAAGTGATTACGTTTTGTTATATCTAAAGCACCTGTGTTATCTTTAGTTTCGTATTCACTTGTTGTTATATGAGAGCCTGCTATTGTTAGTTTATCATTTGTAAGTCCGATACTTACTTCATTTGCTCCCATTTTTAAACTGTTATCGCTTAAGAATAAGTGTCTAACTTTTCTATCAGCACTACCTATGTCATATGTTTCATGTGCTACAGGTAATAAATGTCCACTGTTTGTAATATCCCAACGATCCGTTCCTTCCGTTCTAAATGTGACTTCGCCATCTGTACCTGTGTCTGCTACTGATACTGAACTATTGCCGGCAGTTATAGAACTTCCACCTGAACCAGCAGAACCAGTAAAACCAACTGTACCAGTTGAGCCTGTAAATCCTACTATACCACTATTTGCTAATTCTACCCATTGATTACTATTGCCGTCATTCATGTAGAAGTATTGAATACCTGTTGCGTCATCAATCCAAACGTCACCAATACCTGCTGAACCTGGAGGTGTTGAAGCAACTGCTACATCTAAATTTCCTTCCGAACCTGTATAACCAATTATACCTTGATCGCCTTTTGATCCTGAATAACCAATTGATCCTGTATATCCTAAATCTCCTTTTGATCCAACATATCCAACGGCGCCAGCTGTACCTGCTGTACCTTTTGATCCTGTGAAACCTACACTACCAATATCTCCTTTTGATCCTGAATAACCTATAGGTCCTTCGCCACCATCTGAACCTTTTGATCCTGTGAAACCTACACTACCAATATCTCCTTTTGATCCTGTATAACCAACTGCACCGGCAGCTCCACTATCTCCTTTTGATCCTGTATAACCTAAATCTCCTTTTGATCCTGAATAACCTATAGCACCATCGTCACCAATTGATCCTGTATAACCTTTATCTCCTTGGTCACCTTTTGATCCTGAATATCCTACATCGCCTTTTGATCCTGAATAACCAATAGCACCTACTGATCCTGTAAAACCAATGGCACCTGCTGAACCAGTATAACCTGCTCCACCACCTGAACTGAATAATGACCAATTAGCCTCAGCATTAGGAACTGCACCTGTAATATTACTTCTTACTTCACTACCTTGAAGTTTGTAAGTATAATATTTGTCACCTGTTCTTGTATATGAACCAGCAGTATATGTGTTCTTAACATATACTAACATACCCTCCTGGATTCTTGCACCTGGAATATCTGTTAATCTATCGCTGGCGTCACCAGAAATACTTTGAAGTGTACCTCTAACTTCCGTATCTAAAACGATAGGCGAGTTAGTGCCGGTACTCCATGTACCTGGCCAGACGTTTCGGGTTAAACCATCGTAGTTGCTAGCCATATTATGCTCCTATCTCCACGTAAGTTGTTCCCGGTTGTAAAGTTATTCCATACATATGGTAACTCTCTCCTGTTTGTCCTGATAATGGTGAATCAGGTACTAGTGTAATTGTTCCACCATCTGTTGTACCAACATCACTTAATAATCCTGCACTTGCACCTGTTTTAAATGTACCAGGTTGAGACGCTGAATTTCTAACACAAAACCAAAATGCTCTAGGGTTGGAATCTGTATTGTTAACTGCTTGTACTGAAAATGTTCTTGTTTGATTTGCCAACTCATTTACTGCTGATTCAAAACCTGTAGATTCAGAATCATCAATTATATCAGTAAGAGTTGGAGTTGTTCCAACTCCTGTTGTCCAGATCCAGAAAGACGGATATGTAAATGAGGCAGATACGTTGCTTGTTGTTGACGACTGATCTGTCGTATATGAGGTGCCTGTTACATCAACAGGTCTTGTGAACGTACACGTATTTGAGATTGTACGAGTATCGCCTGTATTGTCTTTATGTATAGGTGATGTAAATGTAAATGTCCCACTCACATAACCGCTTCCTGAATTTGTACTCAAAGTACCACCACTTGCTGTTAAAGCATGTGAAGTGTTACTTGAATTTGATATACCACTTACGTTAGTTGAGTACGATGTACTAGCATAAGATTTTAAAAATGTTTTACCACTAACATTTGATTTAGATAAACTCATTGACGCTGTTGACCAGTTTACACTGAACGATGTATCAGAAGCTGTGTATTCTGATTCACTGCCGTCATTATGATTAAATTTAACTGTTGCACCAGCCGAACCTCCAGTACGACTAGTTGATATTGGTCTAATATATGAGTTTGAATTGTCAACAGTGAAAGTTTGATTCCAATCTACACCACCTGCTGGTGTTTGTGATTTACTTCCTGCTGAATAATTTGTTAAAGTACCGTTAACACTTCCACTTGTTTGAGTGATAGAGTAAACTGAACTTATAAAGTCTGATGTAACGTCACTAGGGTTATCTACTGATACAGAAAATCCTGTTGCTGGTACGTCCCAATTATTTGAACTTGATGGATTTGCTGAAGCTGAAAATGAAGGAGTAAAAGTTGCTAAAGTTAATCTTAAAAGATCACCTGAAAATTCTGCTGTTCTAATTGTAGAAGTTGTACCACCATCTGTATATCCTGTAAGTGTTCTATAATCTCCTGAAGTTGTGAATACTAATGGAGAACCTGAACCTGATCCTGCTGATCCTGTAAAACCAACTGCACCAACTGAACCTGTAAATCCTGCTCCTGTAGAACCAGTAAAACCAACAGCGCCATCGGCACCATCAGCGCCTGCAGCTCCGTCAGAACCTTTTGATCCTGTATAACCTAAATCTCCTTTTGATCCAACATATCCAACTGCACCTTGTGAGCCTGCATAACCACCACCTGGTCCTTGTTCACCACGTGATCCTGTAAAACCTGCTCCAGTTGATCCTGTAAAACCAACGGCGCCGGCTGTACCTGCGTCACCTTTTGATCCTGAATATCCAATTGCACCGGCAGCTCCATCAGCACCATCTGATCCATCGGCACCGGCAACTCCTCTTGATCCTGTAAAACCAACTGCACCGGCAGCTCCACTATCTCCTTTTGATCCTGTGTATCCTGCTCCTGTTGATCCTGTAAAACCAACTGAGCCGTCTGATCCATCAGCACCTGCTGATCCTGTGTATCCTGTTCCTACTGATCCAGTAAAACCTACTGTACCTTGATCACCTACTGATCCAGTGAAACCTGCTACACCTTGAGCACCAACTGATCCTGTATAACCACCACCTGGTCCTTGAGCACCAACTGATCCTGTGAAACCTTGTGAGCCTGAATAACCACCTGGTGATCCAGCAGCCCCTTGTTCCCCTTTAGAACCTGTGTATCCTGAAGTACCAGCCGATCCTGTATATCCTCTGGTACCTAAACCTACACGGACTCCGGCATTCTTAATTACTGGCATAATGCGATATTATTCTCCCTCATATTAAAGTCCAAGCATTGACTTTTTTTTCTTAATCTGTTATAGTATATTTATAAATAATCTGTAGTGAATTGAAGATATAAAATAAATGATTTCTATTGCATTTTTAGACATAATTGGTCTACCTTATGATGGAGACACTTTGAAGAAAAGAGGTCTTGGCGGATCCGAATCTGCGACTCTTTTAATGGCCAAAGAACTAACTAAACTAGGTTTTAATGTCACTATCTTTAATAACTGTAATCGTGATCCTTCTCTTGCAACCGAAGGCACCTATGATGGTGTACGTTATATAGATAATACTATTTTAGATTATAAACATGATTTTAAATTTGATATTGTTATTTCTTTAAGAACAATCATTCCTTTTCTACCACCTAATCTATACAAACAGTTTCAAGAATACAATCCTCAAAGATATTCAGCAATCAAAGCTAACGCAAAACACAAAGTAGTTTGGATGCACGATACATTTGCAAACGGCGATCTTGTGTTAGAAGACCTTTTAGTACAAGGTCACATAGATGAAGTATTTACTTTATCAGATTTCCATTCAACTTACGTAATGAATTGTGATCATGGTAAAAAAAGAAATATGGAAGTATTAAAACATAGATTTTTTCAAACAAGAAATGGAATAGTAACCTATAAAGATGAAGTTGATATAAGAAGAAAAGACCCTTACTTATATGTCTTCAATGCAGCTTTCACAAAAGGTATGGCACCTTTAGTTAACGATATATGGCCAGAAATTAAAAAAAGAATACCTGAAGCTAAATTAATATGTATTGGAGGATTTTATGTCTTCCCAGGAAAAAAGATGGATGCTCAAGGAGAAGAATGGACAAAAATGTCCCAAGATCCAAAGAATAAAAATTTAGGTATAGAATTTACAGGTGTTATAAAACAATCTGAAATAGCAGATATATTAGAAAGAGCAAGTTTTAAATTATTTCCAGGTGCCTTTCCTGAAACATTTGGTATATCATCTTTAGAGGCAATAGCATATAATACACCTATCATCGGTACACGTTTTGGTGCTTTAGAAGAAACAGCAGTTAGTGAAGCTTGTTATATGATAGACTATGCAATAGAACCAAATTCCTTATTTCCATTTATTCCAAAAAAGAGACAAGTAGAAAAATTTGTACAAGCCACAATAGCAGCTCATCATAATAGATATTTACACCAACAAAAACAATATGCTTGTAATCAAATTAAAGGTGTCGTTGGTTGGGATAGTGTAGCACTACAATGGAAACAACATTTATATAGAACATTAGGAGAATATTTACCAATAGATGAATATAGAAAAGTATCTCATATCAATCATAGAGTTAAAAAAGTATTTGGTAGAAGATTTTCAAATATAGAAGATAGTTATTTACCTAGAAAAAAAGAACAAAGAATAGTTATAATATCTCCTACTTACAATTCTGAAGCATACATACAACAATGTATTAAATCAGTTGCGACACAAGATTATGATAATTACCATATGATTGTAATTGATGACGCCTCTACAGATAAGACATATGAGAAAGCCTGTTCCTTTGTGGAAAATTTTAGAAGTGATTTAATAACAGTAATTAAAAATGATGAAAATAAAGGAGCTGTTAGAAATCAAATAGAGTCTATAAGAAAATATTGTAAACCAGATGACATAGTTATGTTTTTAGACGGTGATGATTCTCTTATAAATGATAATGAGATATTTCAATTTTATAATAATCTCTATGATGGCACTACAGAATTTACTTATGGGTCATGTTATTCAATGGTAGATAGAATACCTTTAATAGCACAAAACTATCCAGAGGAAATAAAACAAAAGAAAGAATACAGAAAATACAAATTCAATTGGAATATGCCATACACACATTTAAGAACATTTAAAGCAGGACTTTTAGATGGTCTTGATGATAGTAATTTCCAAGATGGAAGTGGAGAATGGTATAAAGCTGGTGGAGACGGTTCTATATTTTATTCTCTTATAGAACAAGCTGATCCAAAGAAAGTAAAAGTTGTATCAGATATAGTATATAATTATAATGATATAAATCCTCTTAATGATTATAAAATTAACAGTGAAGTACAAACAAAAAACGCAAATAGGATAATTAACCAATGAAAAAAATATTAATAGCCATACCAACAAACAAGTACATAGAACCAGATACATATAAAGCAATATATGATCTAATTATTCCAGAAGGATTTAAAGTAGAGTTTCAATTCTTTTATGGATATCAAATAGACCAAATAAGAAATCTAATAGCACATTGGGGAGAACATTATGATTATTTGTTTTCTGTAGACAGTGATATATCTTTTGATAAAGATACATTATCTAAAATGCTTGGACATGATAAAGATATAGTTTCAGGTCTTTATATTCAAAGAATACCAGGAACTCACTCATTGGAAGTTTATGAACAAATACCAAATGGTGGCTCTAGACGTATTCCATGGGAAAAAATTAAAGATCATCCTTTAGTAGAGATAGTAGCTTGTGGTATGGGTTGTGCTCTTATTAAAAGTAAAGTATTAAAGGCAGTTGGTTATCCTTATTATACTTACCATTCGGCACTAGATCATAATAATACATTATCCGAAGATGTTGATTTCTGTAGAAAAGCAAGAGGAAAAGGATTTAAAATTTGGGCTGATACTACAATACGTTGTAAACACACAGGTAACAGTACGTTTGAAGTAGGTCAAATAATGAAAAATCGTAATATTGAAGAAATCAGACAACAAGAAAGTGTTAATCGTGTAAATGATTTAGGTCACGATACAGCAAAATATAAAACAGAGGTTGAAGGCAAAGGTGCCAAAGATACTAGATTTATTGATAAGACTGCAAAAGCAGTTAAGAGAGTTTATCCAGGTATTGATCCTGAAACTGGAAAATATGCATTAGAAGTAAATGAAGGAGAGAAATTTACAGGTGATAGTGTAGAGTATACTTCATTAGCCGAAGCAGTACAAAGATTAAAACATCCTATTGGTGCTAGTGTAGAACTCGGCGTTAGATTAGGATTAGGTAGTAAAACAATTATAGACGCATACAGACATTACCACCCTAAAGTTAGATTAAATCATTTAGGTATAGACCCATATGGTAATATTGATTATGCAGCTTCTGATAGTGTATTAGCAAGAAAGTTTAACTATGATAACTTAATGAGAAAGACAACATTAATAAACTTTGCTGAAGATTATCCAGAGTTTCATTTAGTTAACTTTGAAGATTCAGAGTTTTTTAATAGATTTCACGATGGTTATCCTGTTTATGAAGAACATAAACATATGATATCAAAATATGAACTTGTACACTATGACGGTCCACACGATACTAAAAGTGTTTTAAAAGAGGCCGTTTTCTTTAATCAAAGAAAAGCAGATCAAACAGTTTGGATATTTGATGATATTACAGGTTTAAGGTGGGATGCTTTAGCAGGATATATGAATAAATTCCAATTTCAACTTGTCAATAAAGGTGAAAATAAAGCTGTATTTGAATATAACGCTTAAAAAGCTTTTACTACAGACGGAGTTACAATAGCAATACCCTCTAATAAACGAGTAACCGAACTATCGGTATGAGTAGCAACAACGTCAAACACCCAACGTCCAGCTGTTAATGCTTTTGTTTGATCAGCAGTTAAACTTATAGTCACTATACCATCTGTTGGATTATTTGCAACACAAGAAAACACTACTCTAGGATATGTTGTTGAATATCCTTGTGCCATCTTAGCCACCATTGTATAACCAGTAAGATCAAAATCTGTACCGTCAGAATTTGTGACTTCTAAATCGTATGTAAAATTAGACCCTTGGTCTATCGTTAAGTTTGCTATCCCTGCCATACATCTATTTATATTCGGAAAGTTGCCATTTTGGATTAAATGTGATACTATATAATAATGGCCTAAAAGCGTAGTGGGAAAGTGACGTGGAATTCGTTCAGATTACTTGATACGGTTATACTCCGAATGCCACCTAGGTCATATAACGAGCAAGGAGACTCAATGATAAGATTAATTCTTATGTTAATCTTGGTGTGGGCTAATGTTGCCTATTCCAAGGATAGTGATTGTAATTGGAATGATGAGATTCCTTGTATTACAATATATCCAAATATAAACAATTCAAACGCATTAGGTGATAAGATAACACCTACACATACAATTAAAAAATCTGAAATTGAAAAGTATAATCTAATTGATTTACCT